AGAAAAAGAAAGAAGAAAGAGAAAAACAGCAAAAACAAAAACGGAAATTGTTTAGATTACAATGGCGGAGAGATCCATTGAACCGGATCTAAACAATTGATCGAAGTAATCGAAACTAGGTGCAAATCCGAACCTCGCTGACCACTCCCTATAGAATTGCTTACCATAAAAGTAAGCAAATCCATAGAAAGTGCGTAAGTTCACGCGATAACTTTCCTCAACAGTAGCATATTTTGACTTCCGGATCCAGGTTAACATAGAAAACATGGATTCGGTTGACAATTGGGGAACGTACAGACCACGGTCGTACGCTATACTACGTTTGAGAAAAGTCATCGAGAGAACAGAACAGTGAGGATCAGAAGCGTCTTTCAGCGCTGGTGTTGGTATCATACCTAAGGAGGTTGCGAACTCCTTGAAGGAATCCCAATCGAAAATATAGGATATTTCCGGATCGGGAACCAGAATTCCGTCATCGCCATAAACATAAAATGCAAGGTGGTCATGCATAATATGTAAATCGCGGTGACGTAACTCTGATCTGCGTAAATAATAAATCATTACAATCATGACGTGTACTAATGAATTAAAAACAGCAGTTCCGGCAAACCCAGAGGGTAAGCCACATACGATACCATACAACAGGTGCTCAAAGACGGTCGGTCTATTGAACAAGCATCTAGTAAGATTACGGCGGACTTCAGAAAAGTCGTCATCATACCAATCATTTGCTATCTCGGTGACGAGAGATATCAAAACGAAAGGTACGGTGGAATCATAACGAGTCCAGTCGGTGTTGAAACCGACATCGTTATGTTTCAGCATGGATCGAACCATTTTGTCCCAATGAAAGGACTCAGGGTTCATTCCAATTGCCACGAACAATTCGAGCGGGTGGGTTGAAAACCAACCGAGAAAGGAGCCAAAGTATTTGCGAAAACACAGCGTGTAGTCGAGGGGTGGAATCTCGAAAATACGTATATTTTTGCCTGGTTTTAGGAGTTCATCCTTACCACTTGTTTTCCATATGACATATGGGGGTCGTGTACGAGCCACGACCTCCATCTGTCGCATAGATTGAAGCGGTAAGTCATTCCTTATAGACCAGTGACCTTGTTCATCAACATGAAAGAAATCGTGTTTATCGTACTGCAAACAGTATGGATAACCACAAGATGTATTCAAATTGATGTTTTCAAGGCCTTCGGCTCCTGTCACAGTCTCGATATCAGTCAGTACGCGCATAGGTTGACGATGCGCGTTAAAAAATTCCATAATCATTTCACGTTCATTAGATGTTGGTTGGAACGTGGATTGAAAATGGTCATTTTTACGCATTTCTGCAATGACTGGATCGAGACCGTCCTTCGGGTGAAGGTCGGCAGGTCTTTTAACCTGGGGTAACGGGGGGTTGTGTGGATAATGAATAAACTTAGTATTCTTGGAAGCATGTACTGGAGGACGCACGACGCCAATGGTGGTAATGGCGCCTTGAGTCGTACAAAGTGCGGGATCGAGGACTGATCCATCAATAAAGCGAGAAAAGCTCTCTTTAAAGAAGGAAATTCCGATCGCGTACGTTGCATTAGATGTGCCAGCAACGTGCATGCCTACAAGTTTACCTCGTATATCGTTATCACACACAACTATGGGACCTCCACAGTCTCCACTATGCGTATTGGCTTCGTAGGTGAAACCATTAAGTATAGTGTAAGATGTATTCGTTCCGCGATATGTGCACTTAGATGTGAGGGGTTGCAACATAACGGAAAAGACTGTGGGGTAGTCTGACATGACTGAAAAAACACAAGCTGGTGTTTGCTTGAGTCGATCCAGATCACTTTTATCGGGTAGAGATCGATAAAAAGAAGCAGCACGCCAAGGGAGGTGAGGTACTTCAAGGCACACAACGTCAGTGTCGACGTCGTGCACCAAGAAGTTAGATGTTGTGTACTCACGTTCCTGGGCGAACCAATCCAAAGTGATTGTGTCAGGGTTATTCTCGAAAAGATGTTTGGGACAAATAAACATAACTCCGTGAAGAGGGATAGCATTCATAGATGTAAGTTGAATACCATCCTTCATCGCGAAGATCATGTGTATATGCCCCTTGAGTTTATCGAGAAGGGCGTCAGACGCGTTCATAGAAAGACCTTGAGCAAGGGGGTCTTTTACAACGCGGCGCTGACGCTGGGCAGTTCGGTCATTCATTGTATAAGATTGAGCATCGGTGGTAGGACGCTTATACAAGATGACACACGCGGCTACAGATGAAACGACCGCGGCTAGAAGTGAAGTGACAATACGGGGGTGGAGAAAACACTGGTTAGCAAGGTTAGTAAAAAAAGAAGAAGTAAAAATTGAAAATCCTCCTTGGGTTTGGTAGTTAGGATCAAGTAAAGACAAGTCAAAAGGTTGAGCAGTTATGACTGTCGAGGCTATCGCAGCCTCGTTTTGAAACCAATTACGTATTCCAAGAGGAGAAGCTTTAAAAAAATACAAAAGTTGAGAAAAAGTTAGATGTGAGTGGTATGTTTTGCCGAGATAATCGGTGATGGTGAACCTTAGATGTGAGAAGTTAGGGTTAAGTTCACCAACTTTTTCGACAAAAACACGAAGACGGAAACGACGGTTGAGGGCGGTGGTATCGATGAAGACGTTGGAAAGATGTTCGACAGTTTTGATATTAGAAGCAAAGAGAGCTACAGCAGATGTAAAAGTAGTTCCTTTTTTGCCTATAACACCATCTTCGAGTGAAGCCATGGGACAGACATAGATGTTGTTGGAGATGAGAGAGAGAAGTTGCTTCTCAGAATCTCCGCATGTCTGTGACAAGGCCTCATCCTGAATAACAACGGCATCGCGCGAGTAACCATCCATGTACTCCAATTGAGGTTGGAGTGCATAGGTAGTTCTCTTGCGAGTCATTGCTTTCAGAATGGGATCACGGGAGTAGAAGTCATCGTCGAATTCTTCGTTAAACCACTTAGCTACGATAGGAAGCAACTGTGATTTACCAATACCAGGGGCACCATGAAACAAAACGGTGAAAGGTGTGTATCGCGGTTGGGCAAATTGTTCTCGATCGGTTTTCATTAAACGGATTTTTGCAAGGTCTCGGATTGCACCCGAAATCAGAACAGGGCTAACTCCTTTAAACAAGGAGGTAGCAACCATAGTTCTGAATTCGTGAGCAATCTTTAACAAAGCATCAATTTCGTCTAATGAAACACCTTCGTACGCTGAATGTTCTAACTGCTGGATTGCAGCCAGACGTTCAAACATACGTTTGAGATCATCATGTCCAAGGGCAACTTCACCAAAAAGAGGGGTTAAAAGTTCACAAAACAAAGAAGGAAAACGGGAAGTAACAAAATCAACAATCCAAGAAGCATTCTTGGCAGTAGCACACAAAGTATTAAAACGCTGAAGGGTAGGTAAAGAAGAAGAAGTGAGTTTAAAAAGAGTAGCAAAAGAAGAGTTAAAAAAATTACCAAA